CGCCGGGGCATTTGCATGCCCCCAGTACTCCCAGCTACGCTGGGAGTTGGGGCCGCTACGCGGTCCCCCGAAGCGGGCAACATCGCTCTCGCAAAATCGATCATAGATTTGCGTCTGCGTAAGTTAGCCCAGCAAGCTTCAGCTCTCAAGTCCGCTGCGTATGTGCACGATGTGGTCATGAAAGCCAGAACTGACCGGCTCAGCCCGGTTGCTTACCCAAAGTGGTTCGCAGCCCGCCTGTTCCGCGGAATCTGGTACTTCATGCGCATGTTCGTTTGCGCGCATTCACGCCGTCACTTTCTCACACGTGTGATGAACCTTTTCATCACTCGCGAGAACAGGAAGACGCTTAACGCGGTACGCAACGCGACTTGGCAGCAAGCCCTGAGCAAACCTTCTCAGAATCATTCACACCCTTTGGCCCAACTCACTCGGCTCGAGGGTATCGACACCATCATGGTCATTGCGCGGTCAGCACTCCTCCGGCCTTATTCCCGGAGCACGTCTACGCGCGAGATTAACCGTGGTGCCATAGGTGAGCGCGCCTACTACACCATCGCCGACCTCCAGCAGGAGCCTCGGCTTGACGACCGTCCTACCGACGCGTTGGATGTGTATGTAGACGTCGATTTCCACCTCACGAATGATGAATTGTTCAGGGAATACGGCCCGAAATGCCTATACACTGTCTTACCTAAGACAGTCGCTGGCAGGGGCAAAGATTCGTACTGGTACATCAAACCGGACGGGAATTACAACGAACACGTGTGTGGCGGAGCAGTTTATCGACATCTCGTATGGGATTTTGGTGCCGATCTCATCGCCTACAAACACTGGTTCTCTTTTGACATGTACCATGTCCATGTGGTTCCTGGCCCGGCAAACCGTGCAATCGTCGCCCTTGCCCCAGCGTATCGGTGCCGTATCCCACCACGACTGCTGTCGCTTTTCGGCTTTGAATTTCCAGAGCTGAAACGCGTCGGCGTCACGTCTAATGACACAATCGTGCAGCTAAGATCAGTTGATCCTGTATCACTTGACGTCATGGTAAGCACCCGCCTGCATACTGCAGATGCGGCCGAAGTCACTGTCAAACAGTCGACTTGGGATGCTATTTTATACCATCTCGAAGTGACACAGACTCCTGGTGTCGGCGGGATTGCGTGCGTAGCAGAGAACTGCGGTGAACGTCTGACTGATGGTCAGAAATACATCCTTGCTCAAGCCGCGCGTGCGCCCGCCGAAATCAGTGATCCCGTCAACTTCACACGCGGTTCCATTACTGATCCAGGGACCCCGTTTGCCAGCTTAGCAGCCCCACCTCTTATCACTCCCGCTGCCGCAGCCACTGCACACGCAGATAATGCGGCAGCAGCAGTAAAAGAGCGTGTCATTGACGTGAAGAACGTCGCCAAAGTGCCGGAGAAGTATGTGGATTATGCTAAGGAATTCAATTCGTTGATGTTCCCAGCAACTGAGCAGAAGCTCATCCCACTTACTCGCGAAGAGGCTATTACTCGCCTTGCCAACACACCGACCAAAATGCGTCGGTACGTTGCCAATGAGTTACGCCTCTCACCTGAAGAGCTTGAAGCTGTCATGGCTTTCTTAAAGAAAGAAGTCACAGAAGGCGCGCTCAAGAAGAAATCTCCCTCCCGACTCATATTTCCGGTCGAGGTCGAGACACTCATCTTAGTCGCGTGCTACACCTTCCCGCTCAAAGACTGGCACAAGGCCAATGCCATAAAGAGAATCAATGGCGACACATGCGTCAAAACCCCGTACATCGTCGGCTTAACCCCGGAGTACACCGCCAAGGCGGTGACAAACTTCGTGAGGTCGGTTGACGGTGACACTTGCGACACGGATTTTAGCAAGATGGACGGCACGCATGGACGCTTCAACGTCTCACAATATGGCCACCACGTTCGCTCTGGTTACTCAAAGGAACACCACGCCGCTATTGACGCAGCATTATCTCGCAATACTGAACGCGTGATCAAGCTGCCTCTTTTCGCCGAACTCAGGAAGCGTTTGAAATTCGCATCCGGGTTTATGAATTTAAGTGGCAAATCGGACACCACCGATTGCAATTGCTGGTCTGGCGCGTTCGCACAGTACGCCGCAGCACGCAACGCTGGTTTAATTCCGACGGCAGCATTTGAGTCTATTGGAACCATCTTTGGTGATGATGGACTCGCCAACGCAAAGTTTGACCTGAAAACCGCAGCAAGTGACCTGGGCATGATCATCAAGGTTGCTGAGCCGACGGTTAAAGGTAAACCAGTCGTGATGCTGTCACGTGTTTACGTGAATCCTTTGCATACCCTCACCTCAATTTGCGAACCGGTCCGCGCCATCGCTCGAATTCCCGTTATCGTGAATAAGAATGTTGCCGTCGGACTAGCAAACAAGGTTGAGGGTTATCTGGTAACCGATGCTCACACCCCAGTCGTGGGGGAATATTGCAGGGCGTTAAAGCGCATTTTTGGGCTCAAGACTTCCCTGCAAAAGGCGACCGCCGACGAGATGTACAAGCTCGAAACATCTAGTCCTTACCCATATGATCTGAGTGATCGTGACATATGTGTACAGGTGGTCACCGATCGCATTTGTGCTGCAAATGCAAATTGGATTGGCATGACAGACACGGAGTGTCTAATTGTCAAACTCAATGCAGCCAAAAGCAAGCAAGACCTTGTCTCCTGCCGTATCATGGAGACAACGGCCGCTGACTCATCCCTAATTGTCGTAGGGGATGCGGTCAAGCGCGAGTAATCGGACCCGTCGGGTTCGAGTGTCTTGGAGGGCGGGTGGGCCCTGAAAATTTCAGTACACGTTTTCCACACTACACGTTTTCCACACAACATGCCGCCCAAGAAGGGTGGGCAGACGAATAGACAGCAGGCAGCGACTGGCTATTTGAGAAACAAGTTGCAATCAGGTGATCCCAATTCGCTTGCCAAGAAGATGGACCAGCTGATGGCGCGTATTCCACGAGGAACATTCGCATCAGTCGGCGGGGCACTCGGTGGCCCCGCGGGTGCCATGGTGGGCCGCGGCATGTCTGCCATCACTGGTTATGGAGATTACACTGTTAAGGCAAATTCGCTGTCTAACAGTACCATGATCGGTGAGATGGCAGACCAGGTTCCGGTGTTCAAGCAGCAAGGTGCCGACATTCGTGTTCGGCACTGCGAGTTTGTCACGGACCTTGTGGTCCCGGCCGATAAGTCGGCGTTCAATTCAACTACATTCGACATTGACCCGACGAGCACGGTAACATTTCCGTGGCTGGCATCGGTCGCCGCCAAGTACCAGAAGTTCAAGGTCAAGGGAATGGTGATCGGGTTTCGCAGCACCTCCACCGACTACAATAATAGTGGAGTGGTTGCAATCGCCGTCAATTACGATCCGGCTGAAACCGCATACGCGAGCATGACGGACTTGCTTAACAGCAAGTTTGCGGTTAGCACCAAGCCCAGCAATTCCATGCTGGCCCCTGTGGAATGCGACCCCGGTCGCAGTCCGCAGGATGGTTACTACGTCAAACACGTTACATCGTCTGACGTTAGTGAGGCTGCTATCCGCCAGACAGTCATGGGCAAAATCAATATCGCCACAAGCGGGCTAACATTGGACCCTGGCGCGACTGTTGGACAGATCTACGTGTCTTATGACATCGAGTTTCTGTACCCGTACATGCACGTTGCGGAACCTTCACCTGGACCCGGGCCGTCGCCTGGGCCCACTGGTTATCGATCGGGTTATGTGGGCGCGGCTTTACCATATGGTAGCCAGACCCTCATGAGCCAGGAGATCATCAATCGCGGTGAAGGACAGATTGAAGGTTGGAACAGCACTGACGTGTTGACCACAACCAATGTGATGGTCAAATTGCTTTATGCACCCGACAACACCTCGTATCCATGGTTCAGCCTTGTGTTGCCTGTGGGACAATTCGAGATCACCACCTTTGACACCGGTATTTACCAATCGGTGCCCGGTGGCACTACGAAGGCACTGCTGGAGGGAACGGTGTATAGCGAGACCCACGGCTCTGCGGTCACCACGAGTGCTGCAAGCTCAACCACTTTCGGCGCGGCCACTGGTGGCTACTACACAGTGACTGTGGCCGCCGGCACTGAGGCTGAGCGTACGCTCACACCGCATCAACAGTATGGGCGTGCATACAACCCTGGCGGCGTTACGACTCACACGGGCTTGGCCATCGCGTACCGGGAGATCATCACCTGATTACATACATCTATATAGATATATATTAGATATACAAAATAGAGAAACACAAAAACGATACACACAACACATAAACACTGAAAGATACGGGGAGACACTTCATGAAAACCCGACAACCACATGTTTTCGCGTTTCTTGGCCGGCAATATTCTTATGTCCACTCGTTGGGCTAAGAATTCGCCGGGGAGGATGCGTGCCGGACGTGCACGCCGCGACAACATCGTGACTACAATCATCAAATCACTGTCAGAGGCTGATCTTATCAGTCTTCTGGTAGAGCCAAAGGGCTTGGACGGGGAGCCACTTGACTTTCGGACGAGTAAGCGCAACCAGTACGTTATTAACGTGTCTGGTTTGTCGTTTCGTGTCTCGAAGGCAAATGGTCAGCCCACCTACCGCCTCACGGCTTTGGACAGCGATCTTACACTTTTCGTATCACCGTAAGTGTCAGATGGTTGCAAGGTCCGTCAACAACTAAAGAGCGTCGCTCACCTTGTTGTTGTACACA